ACAGGTTCATCTTTCAGGTGTCCACAAAATACAGTATGCACACGCTCACCACGCTGATACGTAGCAATCATGTCTTTGATCGTGTCCTTAATTTCATCAACCACATCCATGTCGGTGGAAGTAGCCTCATCAACAAAGTACATCAATTTCGTTTTAGGACGCTTATAAGGCGCTCCTGCACTCGATTTGCGATTCATTTTATCACAATACTCAAGTCCAGGGCAACCATTAATGGCTACATCTAATGTGTATACATGTACACGAGAATAATCATTCATGCTTGTTTCCGCAATGAACATATCTCGAGCTGCATTTACTACATCATTATTGAGCAACACTACTGGTCTAGTGGTGTCATTCAAAGCCAATTCCCAAGGTCGCTTGGACATATCAGGTCGTGTGCGATTAATATTATACCCATATTCCGTAAGAAAAGGTGCGATATACGTTTCAACGACACTGGTCTGGCCACGCATTTTAAACTCATTTGAAAAAGAACCCAATACGTTGGCAACTCCAGTGTTTGCACGATGTGTCACACTCTGGGGATGAAGAGGTCCCAAAGTGCGCTTAGCAGATGGAGCAGACACTTCAACACGGCCCCGATTAATAAAATTCGGTTCCAAATGTTGACAGCCAGCTACAACATCCTCTAAACACACCTTCATGGCAGCAACTTTATTACCACCACCAAGGGTGTGAATCCCTAGAATCACCAAACCCACAGGGGTTTTGGAATAAAGAATAGATCCACAATCACCAACAGCAGTCGGTGATGTTACAGTACCATACCACAAGGGTTGGGTCACATAGATATCATGAGATTTCCATGTATCAGTTACGAGATCTAAACCTACAACAGGTAAAGTCCAATTGTCACCCTTCACATCTCGACCAACGTACACTCCATCAACCTTAGCCACATAATTACGTTTGCAAAAATATTGTGTCAAATTAGTTGCAGGCGGTCTGCATCGAAGCAACACAAATGCAAGGTCCTTATCAGGAATACGATGCACCATCGAAGAAGTTACTAAAAGATTCTTCATTGATGTTTTCATATTAGCACGTTGCTCACATGTAATGTCCAAATAAAATGGAGTGGTTGCTGGTATACCATGGTTATTCACCATATATACAGCACCACGAACATTAACTGCTGTTGTTACCTTAACCACACCATTTAAATGGCTGCTGAAGATAACTGTGGCAGCAGCAATATGCTTTTGCAACGTTATTCCATCATCA